AACAATTGTTTTACGATATCTAGCATGTGATTCTCCTACTGTTATTTGAGACCTCTGATGATTTTCACCAGACTCTCTGCTAAGTATTTTTGTGCCTTTGGGTCGCCTTGAACTTCTTTTGCCATTGTAAATGCCTTGTTACCACCTATTGTATTCATTAGATGTTCGTAAACTGGAGTTGGGTAAGCTCCCGGGGCGCTAGGTTGTGCTACAATATCTACAGTGATAATTTCAAAACCTTGAACATTTCCACTGCCATCTACTTCACCGGAACCTCTACTCGATACACCCAACTAGACTCCTGACTCTAACATGGTCTGTACTAGCTGACCCATTGGAGTAGGGATTATTTTAAGTTTTCCGTAGCCGTTAGGACCATCCATCCACATCTTGGTAATCATATGACTAACACGATCTAGATTGATTTTTAAATCCTGAGGATGATCTAACTCTCCGCAAACAGAATATCCGCCAGAGATCTGTTCGTTGAGCGTTTTGACAGCCTTGCCAATTTCTTGAGAAGAATAAACACGCTGATTCTGATTACGGATATCTCCTTGAATGCAGATACCGTTCAGATGCAGCGATTTTTTATCGCCCTCGCCTTCGCTCTCCAAGACAATCTTTGCCTGGTCAAAACTCAATTGTTCACTGAGATTAGTTTTCACCATTACGTCCTATTATCTACGACCACGGAAAAGGCTTGCTTTATCAACTGAACCGGAAGAACCACCTGTGCCGCTGAATTTGCCTTCAGCTTCACCTTTCTTCTCTGCACCATGACCTGGCTCTTTTGTTGAGAAAGCACCACCTGCCTTGCCGCCTGGAACATTGATATTACCTGCATTATCTTCTTTGGCTGTGCCTTTGAATAGGCTAGATCCGCCTAGTTGGCCACCGCCTGAACCCACATACTTGGCTGCTTCTTCTTTGCTGCCTAGAATGTTGGCTGTTGTACCGCCCATGTCGTTCTTGCCTGCAACGATAGACTTGGCATTGGTGCTAGAACCTTGGCTGAGTTTGCCTGTGCCTGACAGTGCTCCTTCGCCTTGACCTTTCTTTTCTGCGCCGTGGCCACCTGGAACTTTTTCAACATACTCACGCACTGTGGCTAGGTCAAAATTGTCTTTCATTTCGTCGTCGCCCATTTCTGCACCGGCGTCGTCACCACCGCCCAGCTTGTCGAAACGTGCTTGTAGTTCGTCTACAATGCTGTCTAGGTCTTGGAACAATTCTTCTTCTGATTCATCAGCTAGGTCGCCGTCTTCTTCAGGACCCATTTCGCCTTCTAGATCGTCTGTGGGGTCGCCGCCCATTGGGGGCATTGCATCATCAGCTTCGTAGGCAACTTCTTCAAATTCTTCGTCGACTTTGTCTTCTTCAGCATCTTCATCTTCTGCTGCTTCGTCAACTTCTTCTTCCTCTTCATCGTCAGCCATTTCAGCTTCGATTAGATTTTCATAGATCTCACGAGATTTTCCAACTACATACTCGTGGAATAATTCTTCTGCTTTGGCTTGATCGTCATTGACCAAGCGCTCGAGCATCTGCTCAAGTAGTGATTTTTCTGCCATGTTATATTCTCCTTCAAGATGGTTAGGCTGTGTTTTATTTAACACTCTGATTACAAAAGGGTGTTAAATGGTAGTTTTTTGAACAGTTTCAACTGTATAAGTACTACCAGGAAAACGACTGTTGAAGTCGTCATAGGTGATGTGCTTGATGTTTTTGACCTGTATGCCCAGTTGATCAGGCACAAAGTCTCCTGGATTGATCACACGATAGTATTGAGTGTGTCGAAAATCCTTGATAGTTCTTTCGGTCTGACTTAACCAATTGCCATGAAAGGTGGCTGTATCGCTGGTTTTTTTATAGTTGTAGGTATCTGCGTACACATTGTTGAATCTGCCCTGTAGACCTTGAAAATCAAATCCAAAAATATAAATGTCTCTGTGTCCCTGCTCGCTGGCAAACCAAAGAGCGGTGGGTCCACTGCTCCAACCCTTGTGTGGATTGAATAGGTTGAGATGATGCTTGGTACTGATGCCTTTGTTGGGATTGGTCCATACAGCATGTGTTTTGTTATAGCCAGATGCTACTATTTCATTGACCATTTTGACATCCACAGCTATGAGATAGTGCGGTTCAAATTCTCTGTACATAGCATTACAGGCATAGACTATGCCCTTGTCCAGTAAGCTGTTGTGATTTAAACTTGTTCTGCTGGTTCCGTTGCCTAGAACGAATGCCGCATTATTCTGCTGGTTGCTCTGCTTCACCTGCTGGTGCTCCATACATCTGTCTTACAAATTCCAATTCAGAATCACGCTCATAGTCGTGTGCTTCTGCTTGCATGCGTAGTCTATTGATTTGTCTTAGTGTTAGGCGAGTTTTTCTAGTGTCCCCTCTTTTAAGCACAGAGCTGTCTTTGTTGTTTTCATAACGACGATCAACTGCAAAGTCGTTGTTGTTGTCATTGAAATAAAGGAATTCTAGTAGGAGCATACGATATTTATCACTGGGCCGGTGCTTCTGCTGGCGCAGCTTCACCTTCTGCGCCGGTGTCCACTGGTGCTTCTTCTGGTGCTTCTGCTGCTTGACCTGCTAGATCTGCTTGTGTTCCTGCTGGAGTTATGCCCACTGAACGCATCTGTCCGGCAGCATCTAGTACTGGTTTGAGATTTCCGCCTTGCTCTTCTCTCCACATGTGTTCGTTTTCTGTAATCTCTTCTTGAGTCATGCCCAGGAAGCGTTTCATGGCAAAGCGTTTGCTGAGATGTGGAATTTCTTGTAGCTGAGCAAATGTGGCTGCACGGGCAGTATCCAGCTCACTTTGACGATAGGCAGCAAAGTTTTGTGGAGGATTGAACTTCAATTCAAACAGACTTGGATCAATGTTTACACCATTTGATTCCATCCATAACTTGAATTCCAAGTCAAAAGTTTCCACAATGCTGTTTTGTAGACGCTCACAGTATTTGTTGAAACGCAGTTCTTGAATGTAGGCTGTACCAACTTTGCCATCAGCAACTGTATTTGAAGCTTCTTCAATGCCTGTAGGCAAGTAGGCTGCTGGTATTCTCAAAGCACGGAATAACTTGTTGGTAAAAAAGCGTAGGTCTGTGATCTCACCCAAGTTTGTACCGCCTGCTAGGGTATCAACTTTTGATCCACGTCCTTCAGCGGTCTGCGGGAAAAAGTAGTCTTCTGAAGCACTTAGAGGATTATAGCTGGCATCAATTACATTATTACCGCCACCTGTGGATGAAGGAATACGTCTTTGTTGAATTTCGTTTTTGACACGTTCTACAAAGCTCATGGCCATGTGTGCAGGCATGTTACCCACGTCAATATAAAATATACGTCTTTCCGGAGCACGTTGCACACGATAGATAATGATAGCATCTTCAAGCAATTCTTTCTGCTTGTAGACTTTGAACACTGATTCTAGCAGTGAATTACCAAAAGGATAGTTTGCATCTAGTCCTTCACTCAGGCTGATATGCACAACATTTTTGGCATCAACTGTGACTTCATTGGTTTGATTATGAAATCTAGTTCCCGGAGGTTGACTAACATTGCCTACCATGCCTCTGCCTTGACTGCCGCCTGAATAGGCAGCACTGCTGCCGCTGGGACTAATATTGGTAGTACCATGCGGTGTGACTGCAATTAGATTTTTAAAATTGAAATTGATGTCTTTGACCACATATTGTTCTGGAATTTTGCCTTCACTTTCGTTAACAATAATTTTAGTCACTTTGGCGGCATCTACAAATAACCATTTTTTGGTTTCGGGATCACGTATAAAAAATACGTCGCCGTACTTGAAAGCGTTTCTAACTATGCGAAAGATTCTTGTTTCAAATTGTTGTTGTTTGGTCCACTTCTGAAGACTTTCTTTTATGAGTTTGACTTCAGTTGAAGTGGGATTACCTCTATAGAAAGTCTGGAAGGGAGTGGCATTTTCTTTGTCTTTCTGTGTGCAAAACTCTGCTAGAATATCTAGAGCAGCATTGACTTCTGAATCCATATCCATAGTATCATACTGCATGTACCTTTCAATGCGATTGGGTGTACCTGCATATACATCAGGCAG